CTGACAGCTGCAAGAGAAGTAAGTGCCGCACTATAAGCTTGTACATTCACACCAATTGCAAGACCTAGATTTGTTCTAGCGGTCGATGCGTTAGTAAGATCAGAAAGATTATTAGCTGATAACAAAAACGTTGCCAACGACGTTACGGCCGGAAGACCAAAGCTACCAGTCGTATTTGCCCAAAAACTATTTGCTGCAATCGCTGTAAATGAAATAGTCCCAGTTGATGTAATGGGGCCACCAGTCAGGCCTAACCCTGTATTAACAATCGTGACCGACCCACCGCCGCCCCCAGAACCTAATTCAACCCAATCAGTAGCGTGAGCATTCCAATATTCATAATCAGAGAGATCAGTGTTATATCCCAACAGACCATTATATGGTGTCGCTGGACGCGTTGCTGTAGTCCATGTGACAGTTACAGGCGATTGTGAGTTAACACCATTGGATAGACCAACGTTTACATTGTTAGGCGCCGAGGGAACAGTCGCAGCAAATTCAGAAAACTTAATCGTTGAAACCATGAGTAAATCCTTTTACTTTGGTTGGATATAACTTATTTTAATCCATTTTTAGCTTGGTAACACTAATAGCTCAAATCCCATATTGGACACGATTGACCCACTAATGAAACTCAATACATCGCCGCCACGGACATATTTAATCTTAGGATTATGAACAATAGCCGAATTAGATGCAGTTGTAACAGTTCCAGCAGTAGGTACAACAGCAGTGGTATTAAAACCAACCCACACATTAGCATCATACGCATATGAAAACTCACATCGATATTGAACACTTGAATCACCAGGTATTGTATAAGGTAAAGCAGTATTGGCTGCCAATGCAACTTGTCCTGATAAATCTGAAAATGGCAATGTTTCTAAAAAGTTTGTATTAAATCTTGTCATAGAAATGTCCTTTTTAATTAAGTCCCTAATATAGCTTGCGCAGCGTAATGGAATCGTATTGAGCAAGATAAGTTATCAGCGCCGCCACTAACAGCAGTTGCTATAGCTGTCATATTGTTTGGTAAGTATTCTACGCTCTTTGTGCTCACTCCACCTGCCGTCCAAAATGATGCAACAATCTGATCCGTTATGGCTTGCGGAGTTCCATTTCTAAATATTTGAAATGAAACATTATTTATTGTTCCGACAGTAGAAAAAATACTTGTTACTGGAATAGCGCGTTTTACAGTATTAAATTGAAATTCCCACGGCGCGCCGTAACATCTTCCATCGTCAACTCCTGGAGTTTGGTTTTTATTAATAACACCGACTAAAGTGCTGGCACCTTGCAGCGTTCCATTATCATAAGATTTTTCATAATAGTATTGACACTGCCGCAATACATCATCAAAAGTCTGAGCTTGTGTATCAATAGCAAAATCATTATTTACCAAAGAAATAGAATCAATCACAAAATAATCAGGCGTTCCTGAGCTGCTTATATTTCCAACCGTATAGAACACAGCAGCTAAATACATCGTGTTAGAAGTCGCAATTGGCAACGCAAATCCATTGAATGTATAGTTTTGAGTTGTGCCTAACGCTGAAGTTGAAACACTATAACTAGGATCATTAACCGGTTTTATGGCAGTCCAACCAGGTGCTATAGTAAGATCAGTTCCAGACCATCCAGCAATAGGTTCACTAGCACTTAAAGTTGGAGGTGCTCCAATCGATCTATACAGCAATAACATTTTAAATTTAACGTTAGTACTATTCGTGCTATTAAAACGTAATTTTACCAGAGCAGAAAGATTATAACCCCAATACGGATCTGTTGTACTGGTGTCTATATATTGAATCAATGCAAATCGGGTCGTAGTAGCCGGAGAAACCGCTTGTATAACTAATCCAAAATTATCAGCAAAAGTAGCGGCGCCTGTCGCAAGTTGACTAGCAGCTTCTTGATGCAAAATAGTTTGGTCAGCTATGTATTGGGTTTGGACTGCAATGGGAGTGACTGTGGTTGTAACAAACTGAAATGGATTCAATGGAAAATTCCATCCCGTGAGAATTGTTGCTTTAGGCTGAAATATTATTGAATTTCTATAATAATGAAATAAGTGGTCAATCTGTCGTTCATTCGTTTGCTGTTGATAAATTGGCGTGGCCGGAGCTGTTGATCCACTAACAACTTCTTGTCCTACAATCTGAATATTGGTTATTAGAATATTGCCAGTCCCTAAAAGATTAATCACCATATCGACATAAGCAACATTACTTGGATCACTATTAGTAATGGCTTGTGGCATAAGTTGTGTTGCATCATAAACTTGATATGGCCCTGTGTTTATGCTGCCAAATCCAGTGCCGATTTGTATAGGTGTTCCAGTAGATGGTGTATAAAAGAAAGTGATCGGTGCATATGTAGATGTTATAGCTTGTGCCGTAATCGACATCGAAACATAACCGTCTTGTGTAGATGTACTCATCCATAGTGCGCCGTTCTGATTAAAGCGCTGTACTAACATTGCTGATGAAAATCCAAATAAACTAATGCCCAATGCAAAGTTTGGATCATTAATAAAGTTTTGATTACCTAGGCCAATATTTTGAGTAATCGTTCCTGTGCCAGCCCCAGTTACAATAAGGTCCCAACCAGGCGCAACATTATATGTCCCAGGCCCTGTAATCATCAAAGGCGATGCAAAATTAACCTCAGAGAATGTCGACATCGTTGATTGATTTTCGCCAAAGCCAGATGGTTCTCCGCTTCCTCCGCCTCCACCGCTATTGCCATTAGGGACAAAATCATTTATTTCATAGATCAGCGGATCGGATTGAGTGTTCCCTTGGCGTATCTCAATGCGATATACCTGATTTGGATTAAAATATAAATTATCAGGCAGTGTGCCATTAGGAAAAAATTCAATGGGATTGTTCCAAGGTATTCCAGTTAGAGGATCAACATCTACTGTCTGGAAAACAGATTGAGGAACATATGGAAATACATTCGTCAAAAAGAACGCGTAATATGTATCGTTTAATGGTAATCCAGTGAGATCAGGAAAATACCAAATTGGGTTTGCTGCTCTTATTCCAATGACTGCCATTATTTTTCCTCGCCTGCGTATTCATTTAATTCCATATGCAACAATCCTGGGTAACTTGATTCAAAAGACTTCTTGGATTCGTTAGCCTTTAACATTTTTTCTATAAGATTTTCTCTTACCTTTTCATTGCTGAGTAATTTAGTGCCAATCTTTCCAGTGAGTGTTGTGCCCAAAAGACTAGCAAGAAATCCAGGAAAGCTTCCTGTCATAGATCCTCCGAGGACTTGAGCCATCTTAACTAAAAGATCACTATTTCTACTACCAGTTTTAGGATTTCTCATTAAATCAAAGGATTCTTTGTTCATTCCCACCAGATGGCTAAACTTTTCGAACTCATTTCGCATTTCTTTGTCCGGAAAAAGAGCTTTTTTTTGCTTTTCGCCCAAATTTCGGTATAATCCAGCTAATTTCATGGGGTCAATACGGCCTTCTTTGTCAACAGCTTTGGAGAGATGCGCATATGACACTATCGACGGTATGTTTGTGTTTTTGTCTTGCAGTTTTGATGTCAGCTTGGTCAGGATACTAGCTCTATCATTTTTACCGCCTCTTAGAAAATGAGGCAATATTAAATCCGGATCTCCACCTTGTCGGGTAAATTTCACAATATCTTTATCTTCAAATGGAGCGAATTTTTCCATATAATCTTTTTGGTTTTTCGCGTATGCTGACTTTAATAATTTATTAGGATTTTTCTCAAATGCTGATTCGATATCTTTGGACAAAGATTCTTTTAAAGAGTTAACGATGCCATACTCATGCATTTTTCCCTCTTGATAAAGTTCATTTGCTTTATCACCAAGTTTTCCTCTGAAAATATTTGTTAGCTTCAAAGTATTTCCTTCAGGATTGTTTGCGTATCTTTCTAAATCCTTAAGTAAAGATGGAGTGAATTCAGCCATCAATTCAGGACTTTGTTTAATTTCTTGAATAACATTATTTGCAGTACTTTGAAAGTTTTCACGACCAACAGACAAACCAGCTTTATCTGCTTGCTTATTAAGTTTTTCATAAGCTAAATTCTTTTCATTTCTAGCTTCTTGAGATGCTTTCTTTAATGCTTGTTGTATTTCTATTCCAAAATCTCCAGGATTTAATTTTCCTCTAACTTTTTCTAATAAACCTTCACCTTTATTAGTAATCTGACCAGCAGTTTTTTGCATTTGGCTTTCTGCGCCTGAACCTAGAATATGAGGTAAAATATTTTCATAAGTTCTATTCAAAGTAGGAGATTCAAGAACTCTCCCTAATCCAGTATTAGTACCTTTTGCTGCCTCTAAATTTCTTTTTAATTCTTCTTCGCTTAAATTACCACGCAATCTAGTTGATGGTTTTAATGCATGAAATGCTAATTTGACTGCCGTTCCAATCAATTCACCACCTGCACCAGCAGCGGCTCCCTCTAAGGCGCCATGAACTGCGTTTGGATTTTGTGTAGCGCCAAATGCAGCTTGTGGTACGGCTTGAGCACCCATTCTCATTGGCAGACTTGCTGCAGCTGCACCAATACCCATATTAGCGACAGGCAGCATCATAGCAGGTGCATATTGAACTGCACCTCTAATTAATTTATCAGCTATAGAAGATTCTTCAGGTAATCCTAACATTTTTGGATAATCATAATCATGTTGCTTTGGTATATGTTCAGCAAACTTAGGACTTATAGCTTTAGTAATATTATGAGGAGCATTAATAACTCCATGACCCATTTGAGCCAATCCAGCCAAAATATTTTTAGGTAGTTTTTCAATAAAGGACTGTTCATGAGTTGTCTCTTTATTTTCTGAAGACACATGAGATTCTGGTGGAAATTGTTTTCTTAATTGATGAGTAATTTCTTCATCGCTCATACTTTCAGGAAATTCAGCTATTTTTCCGGTAGGAAGTTGGACGCGTTTGTATCCATTCATTATTCAAGTCTCCCTAGCTTTTGATTCCACCTCAATATATTTCCTTTAGGAGTAATCGGCGCAATTTGTACTTTCATTTCACTTTTATTATTAGTTTGACCACCTGTGTACACTCCAACATCATGAGTGGCGTCTCTATATGTTTGTAATTCATTTTCCAGTAATTTTTTTTGTGCATCAAATCTAGCTTTTGCTACTTTTGCACTTTTATAGCCGCTTCTGGGATCAAGTTTTTTTATTTTGTCTTCCATTGCGCGAGGCTGTATAGAGTCTCCATAAAATTGCCTGATTTGATTAGCCAAAAAATCAAACTTACCTTCAGATTCTTTATATCTTATATATTCAGGAGAAGTTGGCAGACCGACCGCATCTTTTGCTTGTTCTTTTTTTAACTGTAGTTGTCCAATAGGATTATTATAATAGGTTAAATCATCGATATTTATTCCTATTTTTGGATCTAAAGTTTTGTCGATATTAGTTGCATATAAATTTTTTGATAAGACCTGAGCCGGCACATTGTCTTTCACTCTTTTTAAATTATATTGATCAGCAGAAGTAGACTGTGGATTTTTAGATCCAGGAGACAAAACATCCTGAATATTATTTTCTTGTGAAGTTTGTTGAGAATTATACTGGTTTTCTGGGTTTTGTGGCATTCCAGTATTCTGTAATCTGGAAGGATCATAATAAGGCAAACTTCCTTGGACAATAGGCTGTCCTTGCGGTGTTCCAGCAGGTGACGCACCTTGCATAACATTAGATTGCTCATTTAATGATTTTCCCTGAGGCGTCAGATATCTCATAGGTAATGATGCTGTTAAAGCATTTTGATAATTCATTAAAGCAGTTTTATAAGGAGTCATTTGCTCAATTTCATATTTTTTTAATGCAGCTTGTTGCTCCATTTCTAATTCTTTCAAATGACGCTCTTGCTGCATCTTACGCTTTGCCATCATCAAATCAGCAAGCTCACCCATCGAAGTGAAACCTGCTTTTATAGGAATTTGTTCAAATAATCCCATATTACATTCCTCCACCTTGTGCGGCGCCACCACCTTGAGAAGCTTGATATAACTTAATCATATTCATAAATTGATTCATCATAGCATTGTTCTCACCGAACTTTAATCCCGCTAGATTTTGTCCTTGAGTCATTGCATTTTGCCCCATTTGTCCTGCCGATCCTGAACCTTGATTAAATATATTTTGTCCAACACCAATACCGGTCATGTATTTTTGCATAAGATCATTCATGTAGTTTTGACGATCTTTCTGCATAATATTACTGGAACCTTGCTGTATTGAATTTAATGCGCTACTACTTCCAAGTAACCCCATGCTACCAGCGCCTTCCATTCCTGAATTCATCGCTTGGTCTTGCAACTGCTTAGCATAAGGAGATATTTCATAACCTTGCGCCCATTCATTTTGCAAAGCAGCAGGGTCCATTAATTTATTTTCAGCGCCTGTTAATCGACCGATTTGATCCATTCCAGCTTGATTATAAGGTTTTAAATAACCCTGGGCTTCTTTATATCCTTTTTTTATTTCGCCAGTGGCAGACCTATAACCTTTGCCTGGATCAAATACATTAAACGGATCATACCAGCTCATATTACCTCCAAATCCTTTTAAATTTTCGTAATCATATACGAATAAGTCGACGCGTCCGCTCCATTAGATGATGTCAAAGTAAACGAAACACCATCCACAATTGTAACAGTTATAAATCCTGGATTTACCGCATTAATCAAACTTGTAAAAACACTATCAACCGATTTAATTTGATCACTTAAAACAGTTGCAACGCCTCCGACCAAGGTCACCGTATCTCGAATAAAAGAATTCTCAAGTAACGTTAAATCATAATTAAGCACATCAACAAGGTTGGTTAACCAATTTTCCATTTGATAAGAAAACTTTTCATCTTGAAGAGGTGGTGTATCAATTCTTGTAAACGTAACATCAGTTAGCGCCACCGCTTGCTCTCCTTATATCCATGACTGCGCCCAAGATAACGATAGGAGCTGGAGACACGCAGATAAGTTTGTACACGCGATTTCTGCTTGCTCCCAATTGGTACCAACGCATACGCCACTGGTAAACACCAAGCTGACTAAATTCTCTCACATCCGCAGGAAAGTAACTAATACCGCCATCATCTGAGAAATAAAGCTCAATATGTGGTTTAAATAGCTTGTTATATGTTTGAGAAGTAAGGGACGGATTATTTGTCCCTTCTTTAATAACAAATACATTAGGATCAGTTTCTGTAACGATAAATATCGGATCTCCACTTGTGTCTACTGCTTCATCAATAATAAATACAGTATCTTCGAATGGAGTTTCCGAATTAATAAAAGTATTATTTCCAAACACAAAGTCTATTTCTACATAGTCTGTAATGAACTCGCTATAATCATCTTCTGAAATAATTGGTGTCACACGTTCATATCTAAATGGCTGGCTGATATAAGCATCATTTGCCTGTGAATTTGGCTGGCTTAGATTTGTGATTTCGTTATCGTAAAACTGACCTGACATTTCATAAACTGTATTATCTTGGTCTACAGTTACAAGATGTTTATTGTTAAAGAAAACATGTTTTTGTATACGATTTCTACCACCATTAGATTCAATGCATCGTTCCCAACTGTTGGTATCAAAGTTGTATTCAATACTATTACTAGTTTGTAATTGGTCTAATATTCCTGTTGGATTGAAGTTTCCAGCGGACAAACGATAAAAAATAGTGTTCTCGTATTGATATAGAAAACCCGCCGTATTTAATGCTAAAAATGGATTATCTTGACCAGCATTAGAATATGTTTGAAATAAAACATCGATTGCTTTTGTAGATAACTTTTGCGGAAGTCCGCCTTGGCTATACATTACCTGAAATAAACCATCTTTGTTTTTAGCGACCCACACCATCATATTAAAAGCTATATCTAATGATGTATCATCAGCCATTCCAAAATTCCAATCATACGTGGTATTTTTCTTCCATGGAAATGTAACAGTTGTTTCAGATGCAGCAGGTTGTAAAAATGATGCTGTATCGCTCCAGATACCTACATTGAAATCTGTAAATATATAAAGAGTGTTATTAACAACACCAAATTGTCTAATAATCCCAGATTCCTGAGCAAAAATAGGCGCGCCTGCAATAGTAAACACTGTAGCTGGATCAAAACCTGCGCCTCCTAAAAATATCTGTGATAAATTAAATTGCGATGTATTTTGCTGTGACACAACTATTCTACTGCCAAATGTCGCAACATAAGATGGTTTAGTAGGAGCATTGACGTCAGTTACAATCCAGAATTGCCCAGGACTTGCAGAATCAGGTTCTCTATAAACATATATTTTTTGCCCATCAACAAATACAACAAAAGTAATATTGATTGCTACTATATAGCTAAAAAACACATTTCCATTAATAGTTACTAATCCATTGTTTGCAATTTCAATCGCATTATATTGGCTGTCAATTCTGAAAATAGAATTATTGACCACGGCATACCAATAATTAATACTTCTGAATAATCCTCTTGGTTCAGCAGCGAAAATAAGTCTATTCAAACCTGCAAAGTTAATGTGGTGCCTTCCCATAGCGGGATATAAAGCGGCTTTCTTTTTGCCTGATTCCGCTTTTACTAAAAACCAATTAGCCGCATCCTCAGGAGAAAATTGAGTAAAGCGTTGCTTATCATATGACCCAATAATAGGACAAGGTGAAATAGACATTATTAATACCAGCTTTTATTGCGAAGCACGTTTTGTACAGTGCCTATACTGACATTATACTTAAGAGATAATTCAATAACTGTCATAAATTCACCGTCCATTCTCATTCGATCCGCCAATTCCATTGTTAGAACATTCCTGCTAGTGTTTCTTGCTTGAGTTGCAGGATCAGCCCATCTACAGTTAGTAGGTTTATAATCGCCTTTACTATTGATTCGGTCAATGGTAAGCGAATCTTCGTAACCATTTGCTAAAGCCCATTCGCAAAAAACATCTACATGTGTTAACCATTCATCACAAATCTTTATTCCTCTTTCACCATATAGATAATAATCTTGATTATCTTTTTGGTAACAGCGTTGCCTCATATGAAAATATATATTTAGCAATCGTCTATGCGTCTTGGCATACTTACTTATTTTTGTTCCTTTTTTAAGACACCCACAATGCTTGCGATACTGAAGCTTGTTAGGGTCAACTTCGTATTTCTTACCGCAAACTTTGCATATCGAAATGCATCTTCTACTACCGTTGCTATAACCCAAATCCTTCAAAATCTTAAAACCGTTAATTTCTTTCTTTAAATCTGCCGTCACTTTAATCGGCTTACATCCACAACTTTTAATTTTTTTTATGCTCGTTGCACTTGTTTCAAATTCTTTTTTGCATTCTTTACATTCAACCCATAAGTACTTGTTCTTGTTAGTTAGTCTTATTCTACCCAGTTCTTTAATAATCTTAAAACCGTTTACTATTTGACCTTCTAATACTATTTTCTTCATTTTTCAACCTCTTAAATTGACAAAGAGGCATTATATCATGTATATTTAACAACAACAAACACATAAACTGGTTAAACCCCACTTTTCACTCGCCAATAGCCATTCAACATACTTTCATTAGCGGACTGGATCACGACATTAACTGTACTGACCGATTCCATGTCTTGTTTGGCTTCATTATATTGCTCTTGAAGAAATGGCGTCCATGCAGCAGCACGCCCTTTAAATGCAGCCAAATATCTTGCGACAGCGAATTGAAAGAACAGCGTGTAATAAAGCGGTAAAGATGACATATCATCATTTTCACCTAACTGACTTAATTGAAATTTTCCATATACATGTAGTTCATAAACCTGCGATGCACCTGGATATATTCTTACTGTTGTTAAATCGGTTTGATTATAAACAATCGCAAATCTTGGCAATCCAAGTTGAGGATCATATTTGTAACTGCCTAAAAACACATCTCGGTTCTCAATAATTAATGGATAAGTCACTCCATCCAAAAGCAACCAAGCATCAGACAAATTAGCCAAACGACCTAGTTTTACATCCGCAAACCCAGTATATGAAGCATCAGCAAAGATTATGTTTGATTGGCCAATAGCAACATTAATCACAATTTCTTTAGCTATAGTGAGCATCAATCCAGTTGCACTATAAGAAGTTAATAACTGATTAAGGAATTGCAGGCCTTTAGACATGTCATTACCCTGAAGCGGAACAGTTGGGGTATTAGCACTTATTAACTGGTAAGAATCAGTTAGGAACTGTTTGACTGTTTGTACCATGTTTAGGCTTCCTTGCCTTAACTTTCTTAAAATCGTAAATTTCTGATGATGGTACTTGTGGTGTATAATTTTCTTTTGTTACTTCTTCCAGCTTGATTGATTTAACTTTATTAGCCAGCTCTCGACTATCAAACCAAAGGCCTGTTCCTATCAATTCTTCATATTCTTTATACGTTTTAGCGAGTCTTTGTTCTGTTCCGTTATAAACAAAAGTCCTAAAAAATTCTTTGTCTACCCATCTTCCATTATAATAAGCCTGTGATACTCTTTTAGGTTTTTCCTGGTCCATAATTACTCCAAAAGTAAGGGACAGTTTATGCTGTCCCTTTTCTCAATTAAGATCTAACGCGGACTGCAAACTCTGGATTGATTGCAACACCCGCGATAACGTCGATACGATCTAACTGTACGTAGTTACGGATGTCGGCACCCAAAGTGTAGGTCATTGAAAGTTTATAGAGATCACTGAATGACGTGACTGCTTCAACGCCGCCTTTTAGTTCTTTAATTGGAGGAGCTGCAAATACAATCGCTTGATTGTGAAATGCTATCGAAACATTATGACTTTGTGCTAACCAAATTTGAGCACCATTAGGAATAGCAGCAGAGATATTTTGTCTCGCTCCTGATACTACAATAGTTGGGTTAACTGGGATCGTTGCATTGCCAAAAGTATCAGATATAACATTAGCGGTAACGACGAATTGCGCGCGCTGGACTAACGGTTCATAGGTCAAAGGATTGACCATAAATACACCCGCAGCATCAGCTATTTCAATACTATCGCCAGCGTTAAATGCAAGGCTAGAAGGTGTGAGTCCAGTGACAACAATGGTATTGCCGCCAGAGATAGGTCCATTCGTAACTTGACCGCCATCCAAGAAACCAGTAGGAGGAGTTACAGTCACGCCACCGCCAACACCTGCAACTTGTCGCATTAGGAAGTTGGTTTTGAAGAAATCAAATCCAGATAGATGACCGATGAAACCGTCCATCAATGCACCACGGTTAACAGTTTGATTGAATATAGTGCTTAAGGTGCTCGCTAATCCTGCTGATACGCGAGGTGAGTTAGCGAAGAACCTATTGCCATCTTCAGGAATGCCTAATTCAGTCATGTAAGCATCAGCTAAAGTGATGGTATCAAAATCTACTGGAACTCCAGGCGTGCCTACTGCTTGATACGTTTGTAATTGGAAATTTTCATTTGCAATAAAGCCTTCTACATTATTAGCCAATGTCTTAGCCCTTGGATTTAACATCATGTCTAAATAGGGTTCATCACGAGCGCGATCGAACGTTAATTCAAACCCATCGAATTCGACCATGGTATTGAACTGAGTGGTAATAGTGAGTGGTCTAATGACCTGTACGCGAGCTTCAGATGTAGCAGTTGCACCGCGTCCACCCTTATAACGCTCTTCTAATCGATAGTTAATAGTTTGGCCGGTTGCGTATTTTAAGCCTTTGAAATCACCTTCAAGGTTACGATTAGCAACTTTTGCAAAATTAAGATAGTTAACAAAACGGATAAAAACTTCATCAAGAACGTATTGCGTAGTTTGGAATACATTTGTCATGGTGTCCTCCCTGGACAGACAAAATTAAGTAAAGAAAAATTACTTAGCATTTGTCCGGCGGAGACTTGTTACACACCATTTTGGCAAGGGCAGACTACCTGGAACTACATACCCAGAATGAAAAATTTGCTAATTGCGAATATTATACGCAGGTAAGAAATAACTATGCAAGTATTGCTTATTATTTGCACTAAAGCACAATGACCCATGCTAAATTAAAGGTGAATGTCTCACTTTTAAAGTACTTAGGTATAGAAACTAATAGTTTTGAGTCCGATACTTTTGTTACAATCTGTGCGTCAAAACCTAGGATGATCACCGAAAAGCTGTCTACCATCAGTCAGCCTGGTTTTGTCTTATTATTGAGGAAAACTTATGGACCAATCAGACCAGCTATATATAAACCATGAAGTCAGATTGCAGTTATTAGAAGAAGCAGTGAAAGATAATAAAGAAATGAGAAAAGAAATACATAGCAATTTCCGATGGACAATCGCCATAATATTAGGCTCAGTATTATTGCCTGTCGCTTTACATTGGGCAAAATTATTATGAATAAAGTTACCGCAATTTCGGTGAACATATGATGTAATATTAGTATAGGTGTAAATTCGAATAAAATTAAGGATAATTGATGAAATCTTTTCAAAAAGATACTCCCTCCGATAAAAATGAAAAATTAACATCTGAACTTCTCGATAAATTATATACTCAAACTAATAAATTTATAGAGAAAAATTCAACCCTTGATACATTTGAACTTTTAACAATACTACAAAATGTAGGCATCAACTATGTATGCTCACTTACCTCAACTTGTTCGCAACACATTATTGATAAAAGTATGCAGATAGACCATATAGATTTTATAAAAACATCTATTGACACTATATTAGACATGATTAAAGTCAATATAAAAAGTGTAAATCTTAATTAGTAAAAGGTCCCGTAATGAAAAAACACAATATTGATCCGAAATATCAGGAAACCGAAGACGATATCATTGGATGTGAATTAGTAGCAAAATTAAAAACTACTACGCAAGAATATTTTAAATCCGTCAAGACAGAAGATCTTACTTCTAGTAATTTCCAAACTATCTTCAATGCTTTAATGAACTATTTTCATCATACTCTCTATGCATTAATTCATTGTATAAAAGACACAAAAGATCAATTGCATTTTGTGAAAAATGTTGATTCTTCACTACATCATATTTTAAGTCATCTATTAAACGAAATTGGTAATGACACCACTAAACATTAGTCATTTCTTCTCTTCAGGTGCGGAAAAATCCAATTACTCTTTGTTGAGGACAGAAGTGGGTTTTTTGCATTTTTTGCATTCGTACCAAGATAATCCCTCTACACAAAAATTTATATGCCAGTTTATAAAAGATGAGCAACATTCAGATTTAAAATTACCAGGCAATAACAGGATATATCTCATTAGATTTCCATATCGTATTTCATATAACAATATATTATGTAATATTTTTATTTTATTTGTTTATTATTCAATCCATTATTACTATCTATAATAAGTCTTATGGTAAGTAAAATAAAAGCCCCATTTCTGAGGCCATATATTTGTTCCTTACTTAGCGCCTGCTCTTAAAAGCTGGATCTTAAGATACGCACTATTTGTCTGGGCATTTGTACCCAAAGTCGGTGCACTTAGGAAAACATTTGCCGTAGAAGTATTGGCCAATGTAAGTACGTCACCAACATTACAATAGATAAAAGTATCTGCCGTAATTTCATTCGAACCTTGGGCAGGTGAGAGCGGAATATTTGAGAACGTTGATCCAGGGACTATGACGCCATTCAAGAACAGACTAAGCGTCCAGACGGGCAATGGAGCAGGAATTGGATTCAATGTGCCTGTCATTCCTGCAGCAACATCGTACCAACCCGCTAAATTTACCTTAAACTTACCTTGCGATGCTGCTAATGATGAATCGATATTTGAAGTTGAAATAATAAGGTTTTCTAAAAGAACAGTCCCACCTGCTTGGTTCGCAGCTGGTGATGGAGCTAAATTTTGAGAAACCTGAGAATATGCTTCTGCAAACTCATTAATATCATCACTTTTACATTCAACGCAAGTTCCTGGGACGCCCTGCAAACCTTGTGGGCCTGCGACCCCTTGAGCTCCCATTGGTCCAACAGCACCATTTTGACCAGCTTGACCCTGGATTCCACTAACGCCAGCAGGTCCAGTTTCTCCGCGCGGTCCTGGTTGACCATCATTTCCATTATTTCCTGGAATTCCTTGTGCGCCTTGCAGACCTGGAATTCCTTGTGCGCCAGCAGGCCCCGCATTTCCCTGAGCTCCAGTTTGTCCAGCTTGGCCTTGCGGGCCTGTTGCCCCTTGAATCCCTTGCAAACCTTGAGGTCCAACCGGACCGGCAGCGCCAGGGCAACAACCATTGCAATTTGAATCAGTCATAATAAAACTCCATGTATAATTAAACGTCCTTGTCAAGGATTATAATATCACCAATATTTGTCTTTATCCACGTTCTCCATAGCGCTTTGGACTGCTATTTCCTTCTGACTTTTTAGCTTTTCCTTTGGGTATTTTTGCGCCTGCTTTTCGACTAACATCTAATGCGATAGCAATGGCTTGCTTCTTTGGATATTTTCCCGTACGCTCAAGTTCGCTAATATTTTTACCTACAGCTTTCTTACTTTTACTATGGACTAAAGGCACTTTTACTCCTTAATATAAAAATCTTATATTAGCTTCCGGTATCCACAATTGCTTGCGCCTATTTCAATATATATTATTCACGTCCCTCTTCTCTGAGTTTCTTTTCTTGATGCTTCTCATATGTTCGTATGGCTTTGTAAATACGGTTAGCGAGTTCAACGCCAATCTCATTTTTCACTTCCATGAGGTTCATGAGAGCTTCATCTAACAGGCATACGCCAGTCTTAAGCAATTCTTCTTGTGTGACTTCCGTGTTTTTTGTCATTAACACTTTCCTTTCTTCATTGGTTTCTTCTCTTCTTTCTTTGGCATTTTCTTTTCGTGTTTCTTTTTCATGGTGTTTCTCCTTGGTTGTTAACGATATTCACTATAACGGTCTTTGTGATACATATAATACGGTTGCTCAGGTCCTTCGTTGACCATGTCAGTCCATCTAGTTGGAAACCGCTGGGTCTCCTCATAGTTCGGACGGCCATCGCCAGCATAGCGAGCTTGCATCATGTCTTCTTTGGTTGGTTTTGGATATTGCATTAGCGGTGTTCCTTATGACCACGGCCTAATACTTTATCTGCTTTAGCATCGATCTTGGCTTTGCTGGACTCAGATAACTTTCCTTTGTGTTCCATTTCTGAAGCACGTGCCTTAGCATTGCGAGCATGATTTTTGTCATTTACGGGATAGGATCGATCAGCACCAGCAAATTCGGAACCAGGTAATTTATTCCTTTTCTTTGTCGTGAGTTTAGTCATTAATCATTCCCCGATTCTTTAGCAACAACAACCGAATCATACTCACCTTGCCCTGGGACTGGAGGCGTATGATTGACGTACTTGCCACGATCAACGCCACTGACCTTTCGAGCATTGCCTTCGGGCATAGCGTTGTGTCTTGCAATCATTTCTCTAGTAAAGAAATCACCTTCTCGATCTGCCATTAGCTTATCTCCCCTAGGTAAGTCTTTTGTTTAGGAGCCGGAGGATTGAACTTCAACACTGGTTCCACTCTCGTGGTTTCGGTGTAGTGGTTCATCTCGTTCGTTTGTTTCCACATCTGCGCGTTTTCTTTGGTCATCTTGGGGGGGTGTTCGTTGATCATGTACTTGTCTCCTTTGGCGTCGTATATACTCTCTAAATTCTTCCATATTCATATTATCTACGTCCTAATTTACGCTTTGCGTCTTGCCGAATCAAGTCATCTATGTTTTGTTTTATAGCACCTCTGTCAGCCATGTCGCCACGCGTCTTTGCAATAGGTTTAGGTGCTTTGGAAACTGTCCGTGCCTTCTTCATTCTTTCCTCTAATCGACCCACCTCAGTTGCCAACACATAAGGATCTCTAATCTGCGAGATACGTTCAAGTTCTTTTGGTTGCTGCTTGGCAACAGCATAGATAAACGCAGCAGGATCGTCCATGCTTCTTGCTGCCATCATGATTCCATTGGTAATAGGTTTGCCTGAGACTACATCACTAAAATCAGAGTATTTCGACATACCACTGGTAAATCTGGATTCAAATTCGGCTTGTGATCGTTGTTCTTCTTGCTGCCAGGCCACTTGAGCTTTTTCGTTCTCAAGCTTTTGTACAGTTTGCTTAATATGACTTTCAAGTTGAACTTCCCACGGTTGATCGTTAAATTGGTCATGTTGAAACTCCTCTTGAGGTTGTTGCGGAGGCGGTTGATACTGTTGCTGTTGAGCTTTTTCTTCATGATGCAGCTTTAGGCGTTTTCGAATCATTGCCTGGACTTCTTCTTCGGTATAAGTTTTACTTTTTATAATCTTATTGCCGTATTCATCGATATCTTGTCGATCTTTCACGTCATTTTCGTTTTTTTGTGAATCTTCTGGTGTATTTTGCAGATTTTCTGCATTTTCTGGTTCTGTTTTTGATAGAAATTCTTCTTTGTCCTTACGAAATTGCTCTAAATGACTAAGTTTTTCTTCTTCTTCTTGAGCTACTTCATCCTTTGCAGTCTGGACAATATCATCCTTTATATTTTCTGGTTCGACTTCAGATAATGGTTCGACAGGGTCATTTTTTTGTACTTTAATTAACAAATCATCAATATTGTTTAACGACATAGTTTATTTACCTTCCTTGGATTTGGGTTCTTTCTTTTCATGTGGGTGTGCGTGGATTAATAACTTAGTTAAATTATTTGCATGGGTTGTATCAGCATCTTGATTGATACGCGCCATCTCACCTTTGTATCGCATTTCTTGTTCTTCAAGTTTAGCTGCTGCTTGTAACTTATCTGCTTCTAACTTATGCCATTCCATTGTGACACGTTGCTTATCATGATCGACTTTGACTTCAAGTTCGTGTTGTTTAAGTGTTAGCTCTTGCATCTCTTTTTGTGCTTTCATTTGTGAGTCTTGCATTGCCAGTTGTAACTGTTGTTTTTTAAGTTCTAGTTCTTGCATTTTGATCATGATTTCAGGGGGCGGCCCTTCTTGCTTCGGTGGCATTGGTTTTCCTGTCTTGCCAGCTTCAATAATTTCTGGCGAGACAATAGTCCTTAGGCGATTACGTAGTTCAATGTTGTTTTCAAGCGGCAGGTTCTCAGCATAGAGATCAGCGATAAGCGTAAATAACTGAGGATTAGCTTGCAATACCATCTGGAAAGATTCCATCGCTTGCTCTTTCTGTCCTTCATGACTTGGTCCGGGTAATAATCGTATCTTGAACTTTCCTTTGGTCATGTCGTTTCTAATGCTACTGCCGTACTCATCCATTTGCTCATTGAGCACGACGGGTTTGACCATTTGATCTTGCATTTTAAGCATCATCTTGCGCTCAGAGTCATATACAACAGGAATCATTTCATTAATGATTTCTCCGGCGCATGTGATTGCGCGTTTAAGAGAATTATACGGAACATTCGTATTATGACTTGATTGGCGAGTGCGTTTGTCTACAGCTTTACCCGAAGTTTCATTACCTTGCTCTCCCAATTGGGTAGCATAGATACCAGTGCTGGTTTGTATATCTTGTAAAGCTCGCTCATATTGCACTGACAATGATTGAGATAACTCAGGCGGAGATAAACGCTCAGGCTTATTGCCATTAGGTGATTCATCATAGAATAATGTTCCCTGGACAGTAAACGGGTCGCGCCATGCCGCTTGTGTATCGGCGCTCTTGATGTTTGCTTTAGACGCAATGAATTGATCGTAACGTGAAATCTTAATAAGATATGCGATTTGCGTAGTGAGATAATTTAAGAACCTTTGCGAATCTCTAGCATCTTTGAAAAATGGCCTGCAAATCTGTTTGCCTGACTTGTCCCAATAGGAGTTTTGATCGATGAATACGATTGGTGATTGCTTGGCCGGAAAATCATTGCGTTCTAATATATAGTCACCCGCGACCTTGGTATGGACTACACGATACTCGAATGTCTCACGCTCATCTAAGACCTCGACTATATCATAATCCATGACCAAAACTTCTTGTCCTTCTATTTCTATACGTTCAAGCTCATCTAATTCTTTTTGCCTTAACACATCTCCATTGGAAAGTTTGTATATCTTGAATGATTTGTACTTTAGTTCGTAGTCATCGATTACTGTTATTGAGTCATCATCGTTAAAACTCATTAACGTTGTATCATCACTATATGAACTCGACGGAATGCTACGCTCTAACTTCTCGCCATGTTCACCTCGAAATGATGTGCG